ACAATTATTGAGTTGTGGAAGTTTTATTGATTGTCATGCTCGTGCATTGACAAAATCACAAAGACCCATTACAATGTTGTGTAGATATTTCACAGAAAATCGTGTCAAACTTCCAGATTATTGTCTGGAACCCCCTGTACTTTATGATGACGCACCCTAATGGCACTCTCACAATCGGTTGAAGAAAGTTTACGAGAAGCAGAATCTCATTTAAGAAATGCACTTGCATTTGCAGCTCGTCAAGAATCTCCATATGTTTCTTGTGTAATTGCAGATATGATTTCCAAGTTAGATCAACTTATTCAAACTGATAAGTTTCTGGATAAGGTTGAAGGTATGATGAAAAAATATGAAGGAGACGAAAATCCTTATGGAAAATGAGATGAGCACTGGAGAACTAATTGATAGTCCTAAGTTTCAAGAAGAACTATCAAAGAAGAATACTTTACGTGAAACATTGAACTCACCAGAAATGGTAAAAATGCGGGAAGATCTTGCACAAGCACATCAAGAAAGTATTGATAAATCTGTTGGTTGGTATTACAATCTATCAGAAGAAGATAAGTATAAGGCAGTAGAAGCACTTTGCCACATTATTTGTAAGGCAGAGCGTGAAGGAACTTCTCATCGGGGACTTCAATCTACTCTTGGTTTATATCCACAGGCATTTTGGATTGATGACTTGATGACAGTTCATAATGCACTCTGGGTAGAGTTTCAAGATAGGGAATCTAATAACTGGAAGTAACTCCGAAGAAAACCTTAAGAATTCTTCATATTCATAGATATTGTGTTAGAATGCTAACATAACATCAAAGAATTATGTCTCTCGCAAAAACAGGAACAGCAGAACTTACAACCGAAGAATGGGAAGAATTGAATGCACTTCGTGAAGCAATCAATTTAGATCCACATCAGGTTCATCCAAATAAGATGGAAAAGTTTACTGAATTATTTGTACGTAGTCTTGAAGGTAAAGGAGATTAGTAATCTCTGGGGCCTTTAAAGTGTTCCTATAGTGTAAGACCCAAACAAAAATGGCAACTCGCTCACGCATCGGTATTCAACTCGCTAATGGTTCTATTCTTTCTGTGTATTGCCATTGGGATGGTTATCCTGAGTTTAATGGAGTCAAACTTGTAGAACACTTCAATTCTTATGAGAAAGCATCAGATTTGATTGATGGTGGCGATATTAGTTGCCTTTGGACTAATTCTGGTTGGAATAATGAAACTCTACCCACAACTGGTCCACAGTATTATTCTTCCCGTGGTGATGTAACTGAACCTCGCCTTGATTCTTGCCTCACTCAATATCTGAATGATGGCGAAGAATATGCCTATCTGTTTACTCAATGTGGTGAATGGATATGCTATAATTTGCACGGTGTTCCTAATCAAGTAAACATTCCTGTTCCCGTTGCTGTATGAAAGACAAACCAAAGTTTGTAACTGTTGAACCAGTTTCTAACAAGGCAAAGAACAGATTTGCCAATACGATGGATAAACTACACTCCTGTGTAGTAGAGCAAGAGACAGATAAATCTCTGTTTCTTGCATCCATCAACAAGTGCTACTTCTTCTGGATTGATAAAAACAATGACGCAAATTGGAGGATTGTAAAATGAAAATCACCTACATCTATCTTGTGGTTATTGGATTGCTCGCATTCAATTCTTGGTTGGGAGTTCGTGATACAAACGGACTCAATTCTCTGGATCAACAAACTACTGTAAGGACATCAAAGTGATTGAGTACAACAAAGAACAGAATGACTTGCAGGTAGATAAACTGCACGAAGACTTTATTGCCTGGGCTGAGTCTGAGGCAGCAAAACTTGAGATTACTGTTGATTATTTCATTCAGGAGTTTGTATGACTTTTCTTCTTGGTATTGCACTGGGTTCACTGATTACAATCGGAACTTCTTTTCTGGTTGCCGGACTTGACGAAAACGACTCAATCTACTAAAATTAAGAGGTAATTTACAACAAACAATGGCAACCAAGTTTCTTTATATCGTAAATCACGCAATCGAATTTCCAAGTTCAGAATATGGAGGAATCTGGAATGTGATTGCTGATAATGATGACGAATGTTTTAATTTAATTTCCAATTCATATCAATATGAAGGATATGTAGAATATTTTGGAAAACTTCGTGAAAATGTAATCAAAGCACAAAAGTTTGCACTTGCAAATGATGAATCTTCCCGTATTGTTGAATCCTTTACCACCTGATTATGTCTAATTTAGTACATCTGAATGAAATGTTGTCCGAACTTCGTAAGCAACATCAAGAACGAATTGATTACCTTGAGAGTAAAATTGCAGAGCACGAAAGAGAAATCGCTCAACTCAAAAATTTAGTATTAGAGGAAAAGGTTTATGATGTCTGATATGGTGATTGATTATGCTGCACACCTAAAAGCAGGTAGAGTGTGGCGAGTTGAGATTCAATTACCGATGCAAGATGCACCAGATGATGTACCAGACTTTCTCAATGTATCGGTTGATGTAGTAGCACCCAATAGGCACCTGGCACAGTATATTGTGTCTACAATATATACGGATTTTGAATCATTGTGTATTTCCGATGAGCCTCTCAGTTGACGTAATTCCACAGTTTCTGCATAAACCACCCAAAGGTTATAGTTACGAAGTCAATGAGTTCAAACGTGGTATTTTTGCGATTTGGTTGTGCTGCTCTCGTAGTTTTAGTTACAATGATGGTAAAACTTCCAAAAGTATTTGGGGTTTCTACAACTACAAGGAGTGTAAGTTTTATGCACCGGTAAATAGTAAGACAGTAGGAAAACAGGTGCAGTTCAAGAACACAAGAGATTACTCTGCAATGCCAATCAAACACTATCCATTGGAGCAATTCTTTAAATGAACTCATTTGCAACTGGTGTGATTGTTCAGTACAAAGAATGGGTTGGAGAAGTACGCTTTGTTTGTGAAGAGTATGTTAGTATCTGTACTTCAGTAGGAAAACATATATCAGAAGATATTTGTGTTCTGGTGTATAGGCAGAACTGGGCAAATGTAAGACTTTTGAAGGAAAGTAACAAATGAAAAGACTCTGGAAATTATGGGCACAGAGTTTAGGTGAAAAAGTATCCAAATGTGATAGAGAAAGCGACACGGTAGCGATTATTCGCACCGTGATTTTTAGTACATATCTTATCACCAATCTGTTTATATGTGCTGGTGTGTTTCGTCACTGGAATGATGCAACTCTGGGGCCTTCAAAGTGTTCTTATAGTGTAAGCAGAAAATGAAAAATGGATTGCTTTGACGACATTCAAATTGAAGAGTTCTCTTATTTTGACTTTGTTGAAGAAATGAACGAATCTATCGAACAAGATGAAAAGTTCGATGTCAATGATTACATCAACTCAAACTACGATTACTAATGATGACTCCCGACACTTTCAATTTCACTGGTGATGCTGTTACCTATTTGGGTTTTGTTGGTGTGATTTCCACACTTATCATTATCGTAACTGCATTCAGTCGCTTCTACAAATCACCCCTAAACAAATGACCGACACTGTAAACGTTTTGCCACATCTTCGTGAACTTCGTGCTGCTTGGAGGCAGCAAGATTTTCAATTCACCAAGGAACAACAGGAAGAATATGATGTTCTGACTATTGCTCGCCACGAAAGGATAAAGTTTTTCAAAGAGAACGGACTTGTTTCTAAGGGTAGTAAAGTTGTTGATTCGCAAGAGGTAGAGTAACACTAAATAATCAAAAGATATGTTCAGCAGCAGATGAAAACCTTTCAAGAGTTTTATATGATTGCAGAGGCAACATATGACGCAAGTGTGATGAGTTCTTCTCAAATTAAAAAAACTGGGGAAGGTGGACGTATTGGTGCTGAACGTAAAAAAAGTGCTCCTGAAAAACGTAGATTGAAGCAGGCAAAACCTGGAGAAGAAAGAAAACCAACAGATTATAAACCACGTTCTGATATTGGTTCACAACGTCAGGCATCTACCAGAGTACAACAACCAACACAAGAACGTGGGTCTGCTGATGTAAAAGCAAAGGCAGCTGCAGCAGCAAAGGAAGAAAGAAAGAAAGCAGCACAGGCAAGAATTGCAGCAGCAAAAAGTGGTGGAGAAACACCAAAACCAAAAGCAAAAGATTTAGCAAAAAGTGCATCAAAACTCTTAAGTAAAACTAAACCTGCCGAAGTAGATAAGAGACCTGAAGGTCAACCAAAAAGAGCAGTTGTTGGTATGTCAAGAGAAAAAAGAAAGGATATTACTAGAAGAGGAAGTAGAAAACTTAGAGATTTAGTAATACAACATAGAGCAGAAAAGCAAGGAGTTGATCCATCCAAAATTAAACTCACACCAGACTACGATATAAAGTAAACTCTGGGGCCTTTAAAGTGTCCCTATAGTATGAGCACTACCCAAATGACCTTCACTATCACTGACCAACCTGTAATCATCGGCGGCATTGAACACCTAGTTACTGCTGTGAATGGTTTTGATCGCGTTCAAATCAATAACAAACTGCACGACATTGGCGATCAAATTCTCAAACTGCGTATGCAACAGGATGCACTTGTTCAGATGCGTAACTTGATTGATCGGCAGCACGAAGAAACTGAAGATTTGTTTGCCGAATTGTATGGTGCTTGATATACTCCACCAGCACACTCTACAATCGCCTGTAACACCATGAAAACTGTGAATTTACCTCTCACTACCCTTGAAACTCTAATTGAGGGTCTTGAAAGTGCTGTGAATGTGTGCTATACTGCACCAAAGAATGAAGCAGAAGGTTATCCTTATGCAGCAGGATATTCTCGTGCTGCTATGCAACAAACCATCAAAACACTTGAAGCACTAAAAACACAAGCAAACTGATTATGGCAACTTGGAGAGCAGAATGTTGGTTGGGTTCCAGTGCGGGACGCCAAACACTTGAAGTGCAAGCAAACACATCTATTGGTGCAAAGGAACAACTGCAACGGGTTTATGGTGCAGAACAGATAAGCAACATAAGAGAAGTTTCTAATCATTCCATTGGATTATCTGGTGGAGATACTGATGCAAAGATATGGCTAATTGCTGTTGTTGGTGTTCTCTATTTGCTTGTAACATATTGGTATGTTGCTATTCCTGTTAGTGTTATTCTTGGTATTCTCATCTATATGGGAAGGAACGAAGGTTAGAATACCCTGGGGCCTTCAAAGTGTCATAGTAATGTAAGAACAAACAAATGCAAATCCAACTTCGCCCTCACCAAGTCCGTGGCACTGATGCTATGCAACAGCACAGCAAAGGTCAAATCATTGTTCCTACCGGCGGCGGTAAGACTCTCAAGATGATCTACGATTGTCTGCGTCAGTTGCAGTCTGAAACTCCACAGACTATTGTTGTTGTTGCTCCCCGTATTCTGCTTGCAGAGCAACTGTCAAGTGAGTTCCTTGAGTTTATCACCAATGCTGCTGTATTTCATATACACAGTGGAGAAACTCATCACGAATCTTCTACTCGCATCAGTGACATTCAGCAGTGGGTCAGTGACAATCAAGGACATAAACTGATTGTTACTACCTACAACTCTTTGCAGCGTCTGGTTGATGCCGAGGTTGACGTAGATACGATCTACTTTGATGAGGCACATAACAGCGTCAAACGTAATTTTTTTCCTGCAACGGAGCATTATGCTGCCAATGCAAATCGTTGCTACTTCTTTACTGCGACTCCCAAACATTCACTTGCTATGGGTAAACCAGGAATGAATGATGCTGCTGTTTACGGTCAGGTTATCTGCAAAGTTCCTGCTCCTGAGTTGATTGCTGGTGGGTACATTGTTCCTCCCAAGGTTATCGTCAAGCAACTGGAGATGGTGACAGGTAAGCAGACCAACTTTGACCGGGATGCAGAGAATATGCTCGGCACGATTGATGACAATGAAGTGGGTAAGATTCTGATTTGTGCCAAGAGCACCAAGCAGATTGTGTCTCTGGTATCAGAAACTGACTTCTGCTCTGAGTTAGAATCCCGTGGTTATTCTTGGATGTTCATTACTGCCAAGACCGGTGCAGTGATTGATGGTCAGAAGGTCAATCGTGAGGTATTCTTTGACACCCTAAGTGCCTGGGGCAAGGATAACTCTAAGAAGTTCGTTGTGTTACATCACAGCATTCTATCTGAGGGTATCAACGTATCAGGATTGGAAGCTGTCTTGTTTATGCGGAATATGGACTTTATTGCCATTTCACAGACTATCGGACGGGTGATTCGTTTGCATCACGATGATGCCACTAAGTTACGCTCTGGTGCTATTCAACCTGGTGCTCTGGGTTCTTATACCAAATCGTTTGGTCTTGTGTGTATTCCAGTGTACTCTAAGGTAGGTATTGCTACTGCCCGATCAGTTCAGACAGTTGTTGATACTATCTTTGAGAAAGGGGAAGCAGCAATCAGCACGGTGACCCGGTAAATCTCATCTGAGACACAGTGAGAACCCAGTGCTGGACTGGGTTCAAAACCTGATTTTTTAACGATTCTACTGTAAGGGTGTCATAGGTCATCCACCACAAATAGAATCACCAATTTTTTGGAAAGTGTACTGAATGGGGCTTGACATCCCCACCCAAAGATGTTAAACTCAAACTGTTGTTAACCCCGCAAGTTAGGCGGTATAAACTATGAACTCAATTTTGACTGAAACTCTTGAAGGTAGGATCGCATATGCTGATCTTATCAATGCAAATGAAAACGATTTTTCATATTCCTTTAAGGGAGGAGTAGGTGTAATTCGTGAAAAGCGTATATTCATCAAATATGATGAGATTTTCTGGGGCGAAACTGAAGACAATCCTGCCCGTAAGAAAGGTTCATCAAAGAAGAATATTAAGGGTCTTGCGACATCACGAGGATTTGGAATTGACACAACTTGTGCTCTTCCTGCTGTAAGTCCTTGCGTCGTTACTGACACAAGCGGTAAGACTTTTCTATACAAAGCAGAGAATGGCATCACCCGATATAAAGCAGACAAGCTTAATGGATATACTGTGGGAGCGTGGTTTGATGTTGTTCGGTTCGTAGAAACTGAGGCACGTTCTGCATCTTACAATCGTGAAGTGTGGTTGCAACTTGAGAATGACGGACTTCCTCAAGAATCACACTCTGTTGATGATCTTGTCGTGAGTTGCTGTACTCTAATCAAGTCTGAAGATCTACCAAAGGAAGAAAGTGCTATTCGTGATTTTGTTTACGAATCTGCACCTAATATGACAACTCAGGACAAGAATGAGGTTGTTCGTATCGTTCTGAAAGAGGAAGATGTTCCCACCAAGACTATTTCTTGGCGCGATAATGAGTGCAATGAATGGTTGGAAGAAAAGTGTCTTGATGAAATTGAAGTTGATTATTCCTTTCCGTATCATTACTTTCAGGATCGAATTTACTCTCTGATGAAGAAGTATCACGAATCTGGTACTACTGTAAGTGATCGTAAAGTTCAAACAGTCGTTCAGCACTTTGAGAACACTGGTGATTCTGAAGAAGTGATTCGCGCTAATCGTACCAATCAGAAAAAGAAATGGAATGAGTTTGCCTCTGTGATGAAGTCTATGGCACAATATATGGTTGCTAATGATTGGCAACTTCCTTTTGATAAGGATCAGTATTATCCTCAAATCAAAACTGGTGCTAATGCTGATGATCCTAATCGCATCGTATTTGACAACTGATGAATGGATTTCTGGTTAATCAAGGTGAGTATGCTGCTGTACCCTTTGGGCAGCAGCTAATGATACTACACAATGGAGAACAGTTGAGAGTATGTAAGACCGAAAGTTCGGCACGAAGATACATCAACGAGCACAAGAAAGTCAAGAGCACAGCACAGTTACCTTTGTAATGTAAACTCTGGGGCCTTCAAAGTGTCCTTATAGTAGATACCAGCATCAAATGACTCCCGAACAAAAGTTTCAACAACTGTTTGAAGAGATGTATCAACTTTGTGACCAACAAGGTTGGGGAGACCCATTCTCTTATGCACGTTCCCGTGAGATACATCTTGCTGGCATTCTTGGACATAAAGTAGCAGATACCTATTCAGGTGCTGATGCGATTGATCAAGATGGTGAGTGTGAGTATAAATCAACCATTGCCGAATCTATCAACGGCACCTATAATGGTATCAGCGTCCAAGATACTTGGGAAGATCAGGAAAAATACTTGATTGATGAGAAACTTGGCAAGTATTCCAATCACTATATTGCCCGATATAGTGGCGGTAAAGTTGTAGAAGTTTGGAAACTTTCTGGTGATGATATACTTATGGTTCTGCTTCCTAAACTCAAGAAAGACTGGAATCGTAAGATTCAAGGTAAGCACAAAGATCCCCGTCTTTCTGGTAGTCTAACTAAGAAAGAAATCTATCAATTTGGTACTCGTATTGTATGACGATTGACTCTAAAAAAGTGATGTTTTCGTCTGGTGGTGGAGATGAGGCATATACTCCCGCATATGGTGTTAGTCCGATTCTAAAATATATTCCTAAAGATGTTGTTGTCTGGTGCCCATTTGATACTGCCGAGAGTGAGTTTGTTAGGCAAATTTCAGAGCAGAATAGTGTAGTTCATTCGCATATAAGTCTGGGGCAAGATTTCTTCACTTATGAACCATTTCATTGGGATGTAATGGTATCAAACCCTCCATTTACTAACAAGAGAAAGTATTTTGAACGTGCATTAGCATTTGGCAAACCATTTGCTATGATTATGACTAACACTTGGTTGAATGATAGTGCTCCGAAACAATTATTCAAGGACAAGGATTTGCAACTGCTAATGTTTGATAAGCGTATGAAGTTTATCAGTCCTGATGGTAGACCAAACGACAAGATTACATTCAGTAGTAGTTACTATTGTTGGAACTTTCTGCCCAAACAAATTATAATGGAAGAGTTGCAAGTGAATGAGTCAAAGGCAAAACTTCCTGTTGATTGAAACTCTGGGGCCTTCAAAGTGTTCCTATAGTATGAAGACCAAGCAAATGCAAAACAAACACCTAGAGCACCCTGAAGATGTCATTCTGACGGGTGATCTTTCTGTTCTGAATTGGTTTAGCGATCCAGATTCTACGATTAGTGTCAAGATTGATGGTGCTCCAGCTATTGTCTTTGGCACAGATCCTGAGACTGGTAGATTCTTTGTGGGCACCAAGAGTGTATTCAACAAGAAAAAGATCAAGGTAAACTATTGTGTAGAAGACATATTGCGTAATCACGGCAACACTGTTCGCGTTGCAGAGATTCTGATTGCCTGCCTTGACAATCTTCCCCGAATTGATGGTATCGTACAGGGTGACTTCATTGGTTATGGTGGGAGCGACACTTATCGCCCCAATACTATCACCTATAAGTTTCCGAATGTAGTAGATCAGGCAATCATCTTTGCACCTCATACTTCCTACTCTGGTGCAAATCTTCGTGAGTGTGTTGCATCGTTTGGTGCAGATGTTCCTGATTGTGAGAATGTGAAGTGGGTAAAACCTGCCGCATCAATCAACCCTTATCGTGAAGATATTGGTGATATGTGTAACTTTGCCCGTCAAATGTCCACTCTATGTGAGTTTGTTTCTGATAGGAAGGCATCACAAATCAAGAAAGAACTCAATGCCTG